TAAAAAACTAATGCTTGAGGCTCAGACTAAATATGAAGAGACTAAAGATAAAAAATACCTAGGGGAAATTTCTAGTCTTAACTCTAAGCAAATGGCAGCTAAGATTTTAATGAATTCTCTTTATGGTGCAATGGGTAATGTACACTTCAGATACTACGATATACGAATAGCTGAAGGTATTACGATGACCGGGCAACTTATTATTAGATCCGTATCTAATAAGTTGAACGAATTTATCAACAACGAGGTAAAAACTAAAAATGTGGACTATTCTTTTTACGCTGATACTGATTCTACCTATATTACCCTTGGTGCTTTGGTTGCTAGAAACATGGCAGATAAAACTAAAGAGCAGGTGGTTGAGGTCCTAGAAAAGTACTGCACAAAACAAATCGAACCAACGATTAGTGCGACGTGTGAGGATGTATCTGAATACTTAAATACCTATCAGCGTAAAATTACTTTCAAGCGTGAAATTATTGCCGATAGAGGAATATGGATTGCAAAGAAACGATATGCGGTTAATGTCTATAATTCAGAAGGAGTATCATACGATCCTCCTAAGCTTAAAGTACTGGGGATGGAGATTGTACGTTCATCTACACCAGCTCCCGTTCGAAAGGCGCTTAAAGAAGCAGTATCTATTGCTCTTACTAAAGATGAAGAAACACTAAAGCAATATGTGGCTGAACTAGAGGCTACGTGGCATAGTTTGGATCCTGAAGACATAGCGTTCCCAAGAGGGGTGAATGGAATTAAAGAGTATAGTGACCCTAATTCTATCTTTAGAAAGGGTACCCCTATCCATGTCAGAGGAGCTCTTATATATAATCATCTAGTTACTAGTAAAGAGCTAGAAAAGAGATATCAATTGATTCAGGAAGGTGATAAGATTAAGTTTCTCTATCTCCGTGAACCTAATCCATTTGGTACCCATGTTATATCATTTATAGGTGAAGTACCACCGGAGTTTAATCTACGTGAGTATATTGACTACGATACGATGTTTGAGAAATCGTTTCTCGAGCCCCTTAACTCCTTACTCAGCTGTATAGGCTGGAAAGTAAAGGAAACAGCTTCATTAGAAGGATTATTTGGATGAAAAAGATTATTTTAGCAGTAGGATTAGCGATTATTACAATATCAAGTTTTAGTTGGACTCAACGGGCACCTAACCCCCCAGCTCAATGTGCAGTACACAACCCCTATGGCTTTCCACAAAGTAATATTGCTTTAACCCCAATCTGTCGACAGGCATATTATGTTGGTTATGATGCAGTTGCAAAATTACCCAACCATGTAACTTATACGTTAACACCCCCTAATGCTTTAGGCTGTGTTGCACGTACTAATGCTTTCGTTGCTGATCAATCTGTTACTAATGGACCTAAACCAGATGATTATGCTGGTACAGGTTACGATAAAGGTCATATGTCACCAGATGGTGATCTGAGTTGGGATCAGCAGGTAGAATATGAATCATTTTTAATGACTAATATGGCACCACAAGCAGGTTCATTAAATCGTGGTATCTGGAAATTACTTGAAACCGCTGTTCGTGGATGGACCGTACAATTGAACCAACCCTTTACAATTTATGTTGGTGGTATTTACAATGCACAGGATAAGAAAATTGGTAACGGGGTTGTAGTACCTCACGCGTATTATAAAATTGTAATTAATCAAGCAACTGGTCAAGCAGCTGCATGGGCATTCCCACATACCGCACCTTACCCCAACCTTGGTAACGATTTAACTAAGTACCGTATCGGTATTGCTCAACTGGAACAAACAGCCGGGGTTAGATTTTCTTTTCCTGCTGGCGCACAAGAGGTATTGGTAGGTAAAGAGTGGCCAGTTGACTTTGGTAAGCTAACAAATGCAAAACGGGCTAAGTGTGGTGCAAACGCTACCGAATAACTTGCATTTACTGTAGGTATATATTATAATAGAGTGAAATAAGGAGTTATATAATGTCACTGTTAGATAAGATAAAGAAAAATTCTACGATTAAAGATACGTCTATATTATCTGAATCGAAGTTTTTTCAAAATAAAGATATGATACCTACGTCGATACCGGCAATTAATATTGCCTTGTCGGGTAAATTAGATGGAGGACTTACACCAGGTCTAACGATGTGGGCAGGTCCTTCCAAGCATTTTAAGACGGCTTTTAGTTTGTTAATGGCTAAATCTTACTTAGACAAATATGAAGATGCAATATTGCTTTTTTATGATTCCGAGTTTGGTACCCCGCAGTCTTATTTTGATTCGTTTGGCATTAATCCTACCCGGGTTCTACATACACCCCTTACTAATATTGAACAATTAAAGTTTGATATTATGACACAGTTGGAGGCTGTGGAACGTAGTGATCATTTGATAATTATTATTGACTCTATTGGTAATTTAGCTTCTAAGAAAGAAGTCGAAGATGCCTTAGAAGGTAAGTCAGTTGCTGATATGTCAAGAGCTAAACAAATTAAATCTTTGTTTAGAATGGTTACCCCCCACCTATCTCTTAAAGATATTCCAATGGTTGTAGTAAATCATACATACAAGACTATGGAGTTGTACTCCAAGGACGTTGTTGGTGGTGGTACTGGTTCATATTATGCAGCTGATAATATTTTTATTCTTGGACGTCAACAAGAAAAAGACGGTACCGAGGTTGTTGGGTATAACTTTATTATTAACGTTGAAAAGTCTAGATACGTTAGAGAAAAGTCTAAGATACCAATTACCGTAAAGCACGATGGGGGTATGAGTAAGTGGTCTGGTCTATTAGATATGGCCTTAGAGTCCGGTCACGTTATGAAACCAAGTAATGGTTGGTATTCTAGAGTTGATAAAGATACCGGGGTAATTGAAGATAAGAAATGGCGCATTAAAGACACAGACGATAAAGATTTCTGGTTACAGATTTTAACTGCACCTACATTTCAATCCTGGGTTAAAGAAACATACCAAGTAGCTAACGGTAGAATTCTTTCTGATGTAGATATTAGCGAGGAGTATGCCGATGTTAAGAAATGAATTATTTAAACCTTGGTTTGTAGCCGATGACTGGGGCTTTGAAATTATTGATGGTGAGTATAAAGAAGTTACTGTCCAGATTCAAAAATTAGAATTTCCAAGTGAAGATGCCCCAGAGTTACAACTTGACTACCACATTATACGTAAACCAGATCATTTAACCGATGAAGATGTAAGGGGTGACATGTTTAGATCGGTTATGGAGGTTATTATTAACGATATTTTGAGAGAAGCAATTGACAACCTTAAACAGACTAGAGACAACGATACTAAGGAATCTGGTACAGAATGAAGAGTACATGCGAAAGGTATTGCCTTTTCTAAAGGATCAATACTTTACGGATGAAGGTGACAGGACTACCTATAAGTTAATTCATGAGTTTATTATTAAGTATAATAAGCCCCCTACCGTTGAGGCTTTGTCAATTTCATTACAGAATTCTAATTTAAACGAAGGTTTATATAAAGAAACGTTTGATCTTTTAAAAGAGTTGGATGTTAAAGAGGTACCTAACCAGCAATGGTTATACGATGAGACAGAAAAATTCTGTAAAGATAAAGCCGTTTATAATGCCATTTTACAATCAATTGGTGTTATGGAAGGTAGGGATAAACAGATTTCTAAAGACGGTATTCCATCATTACTCCAGGAGGCACTAGGTGTTTGCTTTGACTCTTCCGTTGGCCATGACTATTTTGATGACTCTACTTCACGTTTTGATTTTTATCATCGTGTTGAGTCTAGGATTCCATTTGATATATCTTTACTCAACAAAATTACAAATGGAGGGATACCAAATAAGACGCTTAATATTTGCTTGGCTGGTACTGGGGTGGGTAAGTCTCTATTTATGTGTCACATGGCAGCTTCTACCCTAGCACAGGGTAAGAACGTTCTTTATATTACAATGGAGATGGCAGAGGAGAGGATTGCCGAACGTATTGATGCAAACCTCTTGAATGTCGATATAGGTGTATTGAAAGATATGACAAAACAATTATTCGAAAGTAGGATAGAGAAACTTCAAACCAAGATGAATGGTAGGTTAATTATTAAAGAGTACC